TTGCGCTGTACGTCGAGTTGACGAGGCGCGGCATGACTGCGTTTTCGCGCAGTACGGCCAGACCGCGAGCGATCAGTTTGTCAATAATTGGGGTTAGTGTGTTCGCCATAACGGCAGTTCTCCTTAAGAGAAAAAGGTTGACGGTGGTTCCCAGACCCTCGGGGTCGTCAACCTCTGCCGCTCGGCGATCAGAGGTGCGGGATGTTACTGTTAGTGGAGCATACTGCTATTGTTTAGCCGTCAACGACCTCCACTTCGCCGCTTGCGACTTCGGAGACATACTTGCCAATCTCGGATCGGCGTATCCGCTTCTTGCCCGCCGCGCCATTCGACGCTTGCCCGCCCGATGCGCCCGAGCCGGTCGATTCTGCGAACAGGAAACTATCGGAGACTCTCATCTCCTCAACGAGGTCGAGAATACCCTGCGGGGTCGTCCCGTCCTCGGCCATAACCGTGTTGCCCTTACTATCAACACGCACGGCATTGGTGCCTTCACGCCGCACTTGAGGGCGCACGGCGCGAATGATATGATCGACGGCGCGGTCGTTCTTCGCTTGCGCCTTGGTCGCCGCATCGCGGATCTGGTTCTCGACGATGTGGATGTCGAGCGTTCGCTCTGCTTCGGCGAGCTTGCCCTCGACATCGGCGACCTTCTCGTCATGCGATCCGCGCATCGCCTCGGTGCGTTGCGCGAGCAACTCGTCGAGCTTGCCCTCGGAAAGCAACTCCTTCTCGGCCCGCTGCTGGACCTCGCCTTGTGCCGCCTTCAACGCCGCATCCTGCTCGGCCTGGGCCTTTCTCAACGCTTCAAGTTCTCCATACAAAGTCCGGTTATTCGCCCGAAACTCGTTGAGCTTCTGATTGCCATCGGTTAAAAGATCAAACCATCCCGACTCATCGCTTTCGACGTAAAACTCCTGCAATGCCTCGGGCATCTCGTCGCGTTCCTCGGTGGTCACTCGCGTCTTAAGTGCCATATCGTTGTGTCAATTCCTTGAGCGTTAAAGCCCGACCTTGCTGGTCGAGCAAGTCCTTGAGGGTGATCTTGCCCTCGTCATATAATTTCAATCGCCCCGGTCCCAGGATGCGCCGTCGCTCTTGCTCGCCCATCGCGTCAAAGGTCTTTTGAAACGAGGGCATCGGCGCGGGTTTGCCATCGATCGGGAATTTCTCGCCTCGCTTGACGATCTCCTCGTTGAGTTCGGGATCGAGAACCGACTGCAACGCCTCCAGGCTTTTGAAGATCGGCGACAGGGTCGTGCGGCAATTAAAATGCCACGGCGGCGGCCCGGGAAAAGAGATCGGAGTGCCTCGGAATGGCTTGCCCGATTCCAGATGCCATGCGTACCCGTTGCGAGTGCGGCAGAGGACCGTCGTGCGCGAGTCGAGGACGGCGTTGGCCTGGATACCCGAGATGGTCTGACTATTGCGTTGATAGCTCGCGAGGCGGGCCGCATTGGTCACGGCATCCGTTGCGGTGCGGACGATCATCTCAGCACCTCGCTTCGACTTCGCCATAACGCCATCGCGAAACTGCAAAGCGCGATTGCCACGAAGGATGCGAAGCATATCGTCGAGCGTCTGGTCGTTTTGGATCGCATAATTTAAACCGTCTCTGATGTTGCCCTTGGTGCCATCTCGTTGCCGACCCCATCGCTCGCGGATCGAGGTGCCGAGCGAATCGTTGGGCGCGAGCGTCGTCTCGACAATCTCCAGGGCGACGCTCTTCGGCAGTATCTTCGGCGCGATCGGGGCGCGAAAGACCCGCGCCGAGATGGTGCTGACCGCTTGCGACTCGACGACGGCGAACTCGGCCAGGGCATCGATCGACTCTATCGCCATCGCGGCATAGGTGCGGTCGATCGCCGCATCCACCGTATCGAGCAATAACTGAAGCTCCCGCTTGCTTCCTGGCTCGGCCCGCTTGATCTCGGCGACGATCTCGATCTGGAGGTTGGAGATCGTCGAAAAAGCGTCCTTGATCTGGCCGTTCTGGTATCGGACGAGGTCGAGGTCATGCTTGGTCAGTTCCCGCTCGACCCGCTCGTTGATATTCATTTAAGCCACTGCTTGACCTTCGTCGACCGCTTCGCCAGGGCGGGATATTTCCGTTTAACCGCCCGAGCGACTTGCCGCTTTTGCTTCAAGGTGCCGTACTGCGACACCCGCGCCAGGGCGTTCCGCGCATGGCTCAAGTCGGGCATCGGATACTTGCCGGGAGATCCCTTTGTCGGCTTGATCGCGAAGGTGGTCGGCTTTAATCGACTGCGTTTCTTGATCGTCGCCATTTATCCCTCGGCTTGCATGACGCTCTGAATAGACTGCTGCAACTCGATCAACTCGCGTTCCTCTTGCGGCTCGACGCCGGGACGCAAGAGCTCGCCGCGGTCGTACAGGAACATCAGATTCTCAACCGACATATATCCCTGTTGCGTGATCTGCATCAACTTGACCGCCTCGTCGGCACTCATCTGCTCGGCGAAGAAATCTTTGTTGAGAATGACCTCGACGCCCTCGGGCGCAACGCCCATCCAGGCGTTGAGCAATCCCACGGCTTGCGTCAGGCCGCGGTCGATCGCCTCGGTGATGCTCGCGAGCGTCGCTTGGTCGCCCGCCATGCGAAGCCGTATCGCCGCCGCCGCCTCTGCTGCGTGTTTGGGTTTCTCCAGCAAGCGACCGCCGAGTGCCGTCATCTTCGCCTCGTCCTCGGTCAAGGCGTCCCGCATCGCGCCGAGTCCCTCGCCTTTAAACTCCAGAAAGCTCGCTTTCGCGTCGGCTGACTCCGACCACCATGCCGTGCCGGGACCGATCCGGTATCCCTCGTTGGACTTGGGAAAGCCCGCGGCGACGGGCGTCGGCAAGCCCGTATAATGCAAGCCGTGATTGTAATCGCAGGAGAGTCGCCAGTGGTGGAGGTTGACATCGACCAGATCGAGCAGCGGCGGTCGGTCGGTTTCCATGCCGACGGTATTGGCGTTGAGGCAGATAAACGGGATGTACTCCAGCGACGACCCCGCGACGGTCGGGACGATCTCCTCGACGAGGATATACCGTTCATTCGGACCGCCCGTCGCATCCTTCGCCTTGACGTATACGCGCACCGTATAGACGCCCTCCTCCAGCGAGAGGACGCGGAGGCGGTATTGATCCTCCCAGGCATACGGGTCGCTCACAGCGGCGATATGGCTCGACTCAGCGAGGACGATCATCGTGATCACCGAGCGACCCCCGATCCGCTCGACGCGCCAGTTGATGATGTTCTCGGCCAAGTATGGCACCAGATACGGTCGCCCCTCCTCGTCGGAGTAATCGCAGAGGAGTCCATAGCGACCGACGGCGAGGATCTCGCGCATCGTCGCCTTGGCGAGCGACTCAAAGGGGAAATCCGTCAGCGTTATATCCGAGAGGAGCGGCTCGGCAGCACCCGCCTCGACGACCGGCGGCCGACGAAAGCTCGCGCCGACCATGCCCTGGACCGTCCTGGCGGTCGCGTTAAAATACAAGCCCCGCCGCAGATAGTTGACATACTCGGTCGGGGTCTGCGTATCGAGCGGGGCGACATACGCCGAGCCGCGGTCGATGACGGCCTCTTGACCCTCGTATGCGTCACGGCATTTTTGCCACGCCGGGACGAGGGCGTCGTACTCAGGGGAAGTACTCTCAATCGGCATTTATAATCCTCGGATTCGGGTCATGCCGCCATCGTTCGCGCCGAGCATAAGGTCGGTCAAGGCCCATACCATCGCATCGAGCCGGTCGGGCGACTCGCGAGTGTCGGGCGTATAGGTGCAAAGTTGATCTTCCAGGGCAGCAAACATCCCGCAGTGATGGACGCGCCCCTGCTCGTATAGGGCGGCGATCGGCTCGGCGCGGGTCATCTTACCCCTTGCGGCCCGAACACCCTTGTACGAGGCATTACGGTCCACCGTGCGTATCGTATGCTCGACCATGTCGCCGCCCTGGTTGACCTCAGCGACGAGGCGGTCGGCATTGTGGCGATAGTATGCTTTCAACGCTTCGTTGGCCCATTCCTGGGGCGTATAATGCCCCGACAGATCCTCGATCACAAAAGCGCGATCGCCGAGCTTGCCGCAGACGACGATGCCCGTCTCGTCGGCATCCTCGCCCGAAGTGACCGCGGGGTCGATACCGACGACGACCCGCTCGCATTGTGGGGCATCAATACGGCGGGCGTCGTCGATGTGGTTGCGTTGCCACAACGCCCCCGGCACATCGTCGAGGATCTCCGCGTGGAGTTCCTGGCGACCGAGGCGCGTCCCCTCGTAT